TCAGCTAACATCGGTTTTGTGCAAGTGGGGCTTTGGTACTAAATTCAACATCTTGCTACTATTGAACTTTTGTGCTTTATTCAGCATTTGTGCAGGAAATCCCCACCTGCACAAAGCCGTTTAACGTTAGTGGTAACCCTATTGAGACTGCAACCATTCGACAAGTTTCTTTTTCCAATTCCATCTTTCACTTGAACTTAAATCACCAATTTGACTGTTAAACGCACCAAATCTTTGTAAAATTTGTCCCCTGTTATCTATAAAGGCAACAAATTTACCATTCTTTACAGCCCATAAATTACCCCTAAAAGAATATACACCATCGTTTTTTGTTTCTGCTTTTTTGTTGAGCAAATTTGTTTCGTCTATTGTCATTCTATTAAAATTTGTTTTTAATTTGAACTTTTGTACTTTCTAATCCCCAACATCACCAATACTTTTACGTTATATGCTATTCAAAGCGAACCCCGAAAGAGTTGCCACAAGTAACACAATGCTCTATATAAATTGTCTTGGTTTTGTCACCATCTTCACAATCTATAATTAAGTCTTTAAACATTGTTTCAGTTGTTTCTAAACAATCACAATTACATGATTCCTGACAATCTTCGCACCAACGAGTATCTAATTTTCCGTGTTTTTCACATTTATACATATTTGTTTCTAATTTTAAAAATAAACGGATTATAACAGCATCTAAATAAGATGATTGGTTTAGTTCTTCGTTCATAGCTTTGTGGTCTCTTTCATCCATATTGGCGTATATCTACTTGTTAGTGGTTATGCTAAAAACCGTCCAAAATCATAATCTTTTCAAGTGCAGAATTTGCACGTTCACCAGGGTCTCCCCATTCATCTTCTAAATCATCATCCCATTTAACAATATCGTTTAGGGCTTTTTCTGCAACTTGAAGTTTTGATTTTGCTAACTCAAGTGCTTGTTTCAATTGTTCTACTTCTTTTGACATTTTACTTTGATTTGAGAAGCACGAACCGCTAACAAGTGCTATACAATATGGCGGCTGACGTGCTTCGATTAAACATTTGTACTAATTCAAACTTTGGTGCTTCGTATTGGGCTTTCTGCTGAAAATCCGCCACATCGTATAGCACCGATACGTTGTGCGTGATTTTAGAGAGCGACCATTTGACAGCCTGTTTTTTGACATACAGATTCGGCTTCTTGTTTTGACAGTTTATAAGCATTTGGCTTGTGACCTCCGAATATATTATCCACGAAGTTGTGTCCATCTGCTCGATGTCTTCCGTACCAAAGTTTTGCATCATCGGACAAACTCAAATAACAGGCAAAAACGCTTTTATTTTGGTTACTAATTTGCATTGTTTCCATTTGTTTTTTTTATTTAAAAATTGACAAAAAATAAGTTTTGGTGCTAACGGATTAGCTGACAGGGTAGCGTTTTTACAGCGACTTTCGGTCTTATTGTTGTTTGCCGAACTAACGGTTTGTAAGCGTGTAATAATCAGAACCTTTACCGCTTCATCTGCAACTTTCAACACATTAACAGACTTAAAGCACCAAAACTCAATGACGAAAAATAAAAACCACGCACAACATGGGCTTAAATATATGTCGGCTAACGTGGTTAATTGAGCGGTCGAATACTATTGAACTTTTGAAAGTTACTCATCTGATGTTTTTCAAATTCCACTTCATTTTAAACACCCATTCGTTGGCAGAAAGCGAGTAAACTAACTATCCGCATGACTACTGAGCATATTTAACATATACCAGCCACTGCCACCACACTCGAATTTAACTCGAATTTGGAAAGGAGTTGAACCAGAAAAATCAATTTTATCAATTATTCCAACTTTAGTTGAAATAATTTTACCGATATGTTTATCGGTTACACTTATGGTCTGACCAAGTGAAAATTGCATATTTTTAACTTTTAGTTATTAATTGAACTTTTGTACTTTCTAATCCCCAACATCACCAATACTTTAACGTTAGCGGTTATTTTAGCGAGATATTCTAACAATAGCATCAGGATATTCTTTGCAGGCTTCTAAATACTTTTCGACAAAAGGAACAAAGTTCTTATATAAACCCCATCCATTATTAGCATTAAAAGTTTCAAAATATTTAGGTCTTGATTTTAAATCCGACAAACCTTTTTCTATTATAGGAATAATTTCTTTTGAAATAGTTGTATTTGCTTCCTCAAACTCATATTCAGCATTATGGTCATTTTCGGGTATATTGTAATTTTCTTTCAATCTATGTGGTCGCCAAAGTGCCTCATAGATACCTGCTTTATCCGCCATTGCACCCAAGTTGTGAGTAATATTTGCATGATAAATGACTTCTTCTTCTTCCGTTAATGTTTTGCCAGCATCGTAGCTAATCCATTTTTTGCGTTTTAAATAAACATCTAAACTCATTGTATTTTATTTTAATAATGGTCATTCTTTATGTTATTCAACTCTACTATCATTTGTGCTTGCTGTACTTGCACCTTTGCCATATCGCATATTCTACTGGCTATTAAACACATACTGTTGGCTTGAGGAATCATTGTAGGGTTTCCTTTCACACTCAACATAACTTCTAATAGGTTCTCATTTACGACTGATAAGTCAATAATTCCTTTGGGTACTATATAGTCTTGCATATTCTTTTTAATTTTATAGTTAATCTTTTTGTTTCTAACAACTGTTTATTCTTTAATAACTCTTTTCTCAATCCCTTATTTTTATAGCTTAATATCGAAGCTACATAATTATCAGATAAGCCTTGAGAAGATACTGATGAATTTCTTTTTGCATTTTCTGCAAAACTAATTAGTTCAAGGTTTTCAACTGATAGATTTCTATTATTTCCATCTTTAAAAACAACTACAAATCCTTTTTGGATAGCTCCATAATTTTGAATCCAAGTATATCTCGACCAAGAATAGTATTTTCCTTCAATCTTTATGTAAGGAACTAATAATTTATCAATTTTCCAATAAACTATTTTATTATTTTCTAATTGAGGTCTATCTGCCCAAATCTTCTTGTAGGAGTCTTTGTAAAGTCCTAAGCTAAAATTCCTCTTGTTGATTAATTTTAATTGCTCTGGAGTGCGTTTTAGCTTTAAAGACTTCCTTTTTTTTTGTATTTGCTCTTTATTCCAAGACTTATTTTTTTTAAACTTCTCCTGAAAGATGTTTGCAAGTTCGGTATCACCTATAACTCCGTAGTTTTCTCTCAAAAAGTTTACCTGCTCTTCAGTCCAAAGTTGCAATTCGATGCGAAATAAACCTAAAGAATAAGCCTTTCTTCTAATGTAAGAAAGATTCAAGCCTAATGCTAAAGCTATCTCTTTATTGGTTTTAGATTTGAAATTGTCTATAATGTATTGCTCTACCATTTTAAGACCTGTTATTTTTGTAAATCTCCGTAACCTCTTTTTTTAATTTAATATAGTCTGCCATATCAAAACTGCCATCAAGGAGCTTTGATTCATAGGTTCTCCTGTTGGTAAGTCCCTTTGAAATCATATAAACCTTTCTGCCTCTTACTTTTATTTTGATTTTATTCCAAGACTTAAAACTATTTATAGATTTTTCAATTTCATTCTTTACAAGCAACTTGCTGAAATTGCTTTTTTTTATTAAGGATATATTGCCAGTGTTATAGTACAAACTAACAATAACCGCCTTTTGTAAATAAGTCAAATTTGGATACTCTTTATTTACTCTGACATAAAGCTCCTCCACTATATCTCTAAATATCTCATCTGCATGATGGATGTCTTTAACATCCTTAACGTTGGTGAAACCCCAACCTTTTGTAGATTTCCCTGCCTGACACTTATAACTATTTTTTGAGTAATTCTCATGTTTCTTAATGACCCAGCATAATATTTGATACTGCTGAGTTGATGTAAACTTGCTTGTAGAAATTATATTTACATTTTCTTTTACTTTTGTTTCCGTACAAGAAAATAATGAAACTGATACGATTAAGATTAGGATGTAATTTTTCATGTTTAAATTGATTTATATTGTTTAAATTGATTTATTTATATTTTAGCAAAAAGTTTTAATAAAAACTCTCTTCCAATACCTGTCCATTTTCTATGATACACTATCTTGCCATTGTCAAGAACTTCTTGCTTTATGTCTATATAAGCTAATCCGCTATACTTTGAATATAAAACCCAAGTTCCATTTTGGTAAAACTGAATACCCAAGTCATGCAATTTTTTATTCAAATCCATTGCTGATTTAAAATTCAATTCTTTGGCTATTTCAGTAGATGTAAAAGACTTATTAACATGAGTGAGTATATGAACTGTCTTTTGTGATTCCTCTAACTTATATATCATTTCAAGTTGCATTGTTAAAAGCTCCTTTACAGTATATGCTTTTGGCTCTACAACTACAATCTTTGATTCAAGCCTTTCAATGTATGCAATAACTGCTTTACGAACCATTTTTGACTCTCTAACCAATACTTGTTTGGCTTGTGAAGTAGTTAGTTCAAACATAGGATAAGTTTGACCACGTTCTGACTTATAATCTGACGGGGAAATATTTCCCAGTGAGATTTCATCATCAAATTCATCTCTAATAACTTTTAATAGGTCATTGTGACCAAGTTCTACTTTACATTCTTCTTTGCGGAAGATGTTAATTTGTTCAACCAATTCTAAGCTGGTTATTCTTTTTTGTGTTAATAACTGCATTTTATGTATAAAAAAAGAGAAGTATATTTTGTAGTTTCGACAGGGTAGATTTAAAACCCAACTACAAAATAACTCCTCCAAATATCTTAAAATCTTTTTTCGGTGTCGAACCGTTTGCAAATGTAAAGAGAATGTTTAATAATTCAAAATTTATTTTGTTATTTATCTTCTAATTAGGTTATTAAGATTTTATTTTGTATTTTTATTGTAAAATACGTTATTATGTTTAAATTAACAGACTCTTTAGGTCAAATAGTTTTTCAGTCAAATCACGAGTTAAGTAACGAAGATATTGATGTTTTAGATAATGAAAACTATAAATTTACTATTTGCAATAATAAAAATTGCGGAGATGTAACTGTGGAATTATTTTTAAATGATATATTTTGCAAGTCGGTTGAAATTGCAGATGATAAAACTGGCTATATAAACTTTAAAACAGGCATTGCATCAGTAATAACTGTTAGGATTTATCCAAAATACACTATACCAACCCTATAATTATGTTTACAGTAGATTTAGGAGGACTTGAAAGGTTAATTGCCCAACTGGAGAATAGAAGTTTAGCTTATCAATCAGCTATTGATAATGCAGTTGAATTTGCTCGAACAACTATTCTTAATCGTGTAAAATTAGGGCAGACAGTTGATGGAACTTATAGGGTAAGTAAAAGACCTTACGATGGAAGTAGGTATTCTCGAAGACAATTTAATTTCAGAAAGAACAATTCTCGTCCATTGCCTACAAGTTCACACAACTTGTTTGTAACAGGTGCATTGCATAAAAACTTTGTTATTGGCAATAGCCAAACTATAAACAAAGGGAATAAGTCATTTGTAAGGCAAATAGGCTTTACCAGTTCACCAGTTCAAGGAAAAAATATTACCTATGCACAACTTGCTAACATACAAGAAAGGAATACTGGGATTGGATTTCAACTAAGTCCTTCTCAAATGATTAGGGTAATGGCAAGGTTTAAGCAAGTTGCAGGACTTTAATGGTAACAAGATTATAATATGTTAGATAAACAATTTGAAATCATCTCAGATGAATACATTAGAAGAATTAAAGCAAGCAATAAAGGACAAAGTTTGCGACAAGAGGCACAATATAGTCGGGTTGGTAGAACTTACAAGGATAAAGAATGGAGCTGCTTTGAGAAGATTAAACGCTATGGGGAATTTCAACCCAATTAGTTATGATAGAGAGCTTTTAGTATTCTTTACAATCAATGATTCAGTATTTATTGATAAGGCTAAAACTCTTCCATTAAAAGTAACAATGGTTATTTTGACAGAAGATTATAATGACATCTCTTTAATTATAGAAGCACTCGATGAGTATGAATTTTTGCCTGCTGAAATAACATTCGGTAGCCAATCGCTTTATGATAGATATTTTGATTTAGACCCAAACAAACCATTTCAAGGCTATGCTTTTGAAATTAACCTTAATATAAGAATAAGTTACAAAGAACTTTTTATACAAAATTTATGATAGAAACATTAGAAAAATTTAAAAAACCATGTGCAGATTTTATAGAGGCACAATCTAAAGGAATAGTAGAATTAGACCCACTTTTTGAAATAAATGGAGTTCCGTTTTATACATTCTGCAAAGGATTAACTATGTTATCTGCTGAAAGGTTTTTACAATATCAGGAAAATGTTAGATTTTGGAGTTCTATCGGATTAAGCAAAGAAGTTTCTTCTGATTATATTAATGAAGCAATAGATAAAATAGAAAATATAAGAAAATCTGCTGATGATGCAAGAATGGTTTCTAAGGCTTGCGATGAAGTTCTTGTAACATTACGAATATATGAAGAGCATAAAAAGACTTTTAATATTGCAGGAGCAATGTTAGAGCTTTGTGCATTGGCTCTTATTAATCCTTGTGAAAGTCCTTATAAGACTGATTTTGAGCATAATGCTGATAAGATAAAATTAATGTCTGCTGCGATGGATTCTCCAAATGGTAATGAATTTACTGTTTTTTTTTGGAAACTTTCATCACTAAGTTCGATGGATTGGGTGCAACGATTGATGGATTTTACTCCTTATTGGGCAAAGGAGGAAAGTCAAATGACGGATATGGAAAAAAACCAGTACAACTTATCGAAAAATCTACTGATATTGGATATTTTAAAGTCCAAAGAGGTATTGGAAGGATTACAGCTTGGCAAAGGTTCATCTCAGATTGTAAAGTTATATCGAACCATATTAAACTTAGTCAAAGAGAAGTCGAACGCCAAAGTGTTCTCGATTATCTCAACTATAAAGAATTAGTAAATCAAGATATTGATGCTCATAATAAGCAGATGGAAATGAGCAATAAAAAGTAAAAATATAAACTTTCTATTAATTTAGAAAATTTAATCCACACACAAATATAAAAGTACAATGGCTAATTTAAGTGATACTATTAGACTAATTACGGTTGCTGATTTACAGGCGCTTTCTGAGCTTATAAATGAATATAAAAGACTTGGTTTAAATATATCGGGAGTTGCTGGTGCATCTCGGATTGTTTCTGAACAAATAAAAAGAGATGCTTTAGAGCAAGCTAACTCAACTAAACAAGCAACTCTACAAACACAATTAGGAACTGCTGAAATAAATAAGCAATCTGCTGAGTTGAGAAAGAATAATTTAGAATTAAAAGCACAATCTGCTGCTTTAAACGATTCTAAAAAAAGTTCTGATGGTTTATTTTCTTCATTATCTAGTATTGTAAACCTTCGTTCCCAATTAATAGGTCTTTTTGGAGCAATGTCAATTGGTTCTTTTGCTAAAAGTGTTGTAGATGCACAATCTCAAATACAGGCATTTGATATGTCATTAAATAATCTTCTTACTAAAAAATATGGACAACAATTATCAGAAGATTTAAAACAATTTACATTAAAAACTCCTTTAAATTTTGAACAAGTAATTAAATCAAGTAATCAATTAATTGGTTCGTTTAAAGCAGCAGGAGTAGCAAATAAAGAAATTGCCACAGAAATACCTATTGTACTTGAATCGCTTGGCAATAGTGCTGCTGCACTTGGTGGTGGAGATAGATTAGGGCGATTAACTTATGCGTTTAGTCAGGTACAGGCTGCTGGTAGGTTAATGGGAACAGAGGTTAGGCAAATTGCTGAAACTGGATTTCCTTTATTAGCAATAATGTCGCAACAGTCAGGAATGTCAGTTCAAAATTTAAGAAAAGAAATTAGCGATGGAAATGTTAGCTTTGACGACTTTAAAAAATCTATATTGTCAGCAGGTCTTCAAGGAGGAGTTTTTGCAGGGTCTATGGACATTATGGCTAATACTGTTCGTGGTAGATTAGATAAGTTAGATGAAACATTTTTCTTTATAAAGGCAAGAATAGGTGAATTTTTTGAAGACTCAGCAAGAGGTGCTGTAAACTTTGCTGATAGCCTTTTAAAATCATTTTTTGGTACAGATGAGGCTATAAAAAGAACAATATCTACTGTTGAAGTAGCAATAAAGACTTGGGCAATATACAAAGGTTTAATGACTGCTATTGCAGTTGTCGAGTATGCAAAATTGGTAATGGAAGGAAGAAAGATACTTGCATTAGAAGCAGAGGCAGCAGCAGAATTTACAGTTTTACAACAAAAAAGAGCTTTAATCATAGCTCGTGGATTAGATGTTGCAGCAATAGATGCAGAGTTATTGTCAATGGCAACATTGGCTGCTGAAAAACAAGCAACCATAGCGATAGATATTGAACAACTTACTATTTTCAGAGCTACACTTGTGGCTCGTGGATTAGATGTTACAGCCATAACTGCACAAATAGAAGGATTAACAGCATTGGCTGCATCACAAACCGCAGCAAGAGGAGCAGCCGTAGGTTTCAATGCAACTTTGGCTGCATCTATGGGGCCGGCAGTTCTTCTAACAGCAGGAATAGCAGCCTTAGTATATACTTACCAAAAAGTATCTGAGGCAATAGAAGCCTCTAATAAGGTAAACTA